TTTCAGGTAAAGTAGTCAATTGATTTTTTTCTAAACTAAGATCTCTTAATTGAGTAAGATTTCCAATACTTTCAGGTAAAGTAGTCAATTGATTTTTTTCTAAACTAAGATCTCTTAATTGAGTAAGATTTCCAATACTTTCAGGTAAAGTAGTTAATTGATTTTTTCTTAAACCAAGTAAATATAATTGAGTAAGATTTCCAATACTTTCAGGTAAAGTAGTCAATTGATTATTATTTAATACAAGATAAGTTAATTGAGTGAGATTTCCAATACTTTCAGGTAAAGTAGTCAATTGATTATTTGTTAGACTAAGTTCAGTTAATTGAGTAAGATTTCCAATACTTTCAGGTAAAGTAGTTAATTGATTTTCTTCTAAAGTAAGTTGAGTTAATTGAGTAAGATATCTAATGCTTTCAGGTAAAGTAGTTAATTTATTGGAAGATAACTCAAGATGAGTTAATTGAGTAAGATTGCCAATACTTTCAGGTAAAGTAGTTAAATTAGTATTATATAAAATAAGTTCAGTTAATTTAGTAAGATTTCCAATGCTTTCAGGCAAAGTAGTCAATTGATTATGTTGTAATCTAAGAATTTCTAATTGAGTAAGATTTCCAATAATATCAAATAACGTATTCAAAGTATCATCTTTTAATTGACTATTTGATAAATTAAGATGAGTGACTTGGTTATTTATAGGAGAACCATCCGCACACCATTCTAAAAATTTATTTTTATTCCATTTCACCATTGTAAATAATTATATATATATATATAATTATTTTTATTAAATTTATTTCAAATAATTTTTGCATCCAAATTGGATTTGTTTGATTTAATTTATTGATTTGATAAATTAAGTTCAGTGACTTGATTATTAATTCCCAAAATCTTGTAAAGTTGGCGTTTCAAAGGTTTAAAAGAGTTTGCGAAAAATATCATTATTTTTATTAATTTATTAATTTATTTTTCATATAAAAAAATGAATTAAAAAAAATACTAATATATATATATTATTATATAGTTATTTTATAAAATATGAGCATATACAATAATCCAAGTAAAATTATTGGCATTCAATTTGGGACTTTGTCCTCGCAAGAAATTGAAACCGGCTCTGTTGTTAATGTAACAGAAAAAGATACTTGGAAAAATGGCAAACCTGTTCCTAACGGTTTAATGGATTCTCGCATGGGTGTCAGCGAACCTGGTCTCCTTTGTCCCACAGATGGTCACGATTACATAAAAACCCCTGGGTATCACGGTCATGTCAATCTTGCCACTCCTATTTTACATTTACAATATATTGGTGCTATTACTGCGGTTTTAAAAAGCATTTGCTTTAAATGTAATAAATTATTAATTAATAAAGACGTTTATAAATATGTGTGGGATTTACCCTTGGAAGACCGTTGGAACACCGTAACTAAATTATCAAAAACAATTTGTAAATGTGGTTCAGAAACTACTGATGGATGTGGTTGGCAAAAATTCAGTAAATTATCGGTTAAATTTGACACAATTACTGCCGAATGGAATTCAGGTTTTACTATGCTTATTACTCCCCAAATTATTCATACTTTGTTTAGCGGCATTAGTGACGAAGACGTTGCTTTCTTGGGATTACATCCTGTATGGTCTCATCCCCAAAATTTAGTTACTTCCACTCAGCTTATTTCATCTCCTTTTGTACGACCATCTGTTAAAAAGGATACGCAACGCAGTGATGATGATTTAACTTTTATTTACATGCATCTATTAAAGGCAAATGCCGATTTACAAGCAAAAATTGATGTAGATGCTTCTGCCAAAGTAATTAGGGAATATAGTGCTTTGTTACAATATAATAGTTCAGTGTTGATTGATAATAATATGAAGGATGTAATGCCTATTCAGCAGCGTTCAGGAAGACAATTGAAAGATATTAAAACAAGATTTGCGGGTAAAAAGGGTAGAATTCGTGGTAATTTAATGGCAAAGAGAGTGGATTTTAGTGCTCGTTCGGTGATTACGGGTGACCCGAATTTGCCCGCGGAATGTGTTGGAGTTCCAATGGCAATTGTGAAAAATATTACAGTTCCAGTAGTAGTAAATAATAGAAACAAAGCATATTTAAAACAATTAGTTAAAAATGGACCTGATATTTATCCAGGTGCTAAAATTTTAGAAAAAGCATCAGGTATTAAAATTTCCCTACGAACTGTTGATAAAAATTCAATTACTTTGGTAAATGGCGACATTGTACATAGACAATTGCAAAATGGAGATATGGTATTATTTAACAGACAACCATCTTTACATAAAATGAGTGCTATGGGACACAAAGTTATGGTTATGCGTGAAGGGAACACTTTTCGTTTAAATTTAGCAGATACCGCGTGTTATAATGCTGATTTTGATGGTGATGAAATGAATATGCACGCAGGACAAAGCATTGAAGCCTCTGTAGAATTGGCAGAATTATCGGCTGTACAAAATCAAATTATTAGTCCAGCGAAAAACGCACCAATTATTGGTATTTTCCAGGATTCATTGTTGGGTTCATATTTATTTACAAGAAAAAATATAGAAATGGAATTGATGGATACAATGAATTTGTTGATGAATATTAAAAATGTGGATATATCTTTGTTGAAAGAAAAAAATAATTCAAGTTATGAAATAATGTCGCAGTTTTTACCAAAAATGACATTGGATAATAAAATTAAAATTACAGATGGAAAATATATTGATGGTCAATTAAACAAAGGTGCCTTTGGCGGAAGAAGCACTGGTATTATTCATCGCATTTGTAATGATTTTGGAAATAAAAATTGTCTTGATTTTATTAATGATTTACAATCCATCGTCACTGATTACGTAAAACAACATGGATTTAGTGTGGGTATTGGTGATTTGAGTACAAGTAAGCTAATTAATGCTCAAATTGCGTCTATTATTCAAAATAAAGAGGTTGATGTACAAAATCAGATACAATTGCTACAAAATGGAGTATTCACTAATTCTACCGGACAAAGCAATAAAATATATTTTGAATCAAAAGTAAATAATATATTGAATAGTGCTCTTCTGGAAGTGGGTTCCATCGCCCTAAACAATTTATCGCAAAATAATAATTTTGTAACCATGGTAAAGGCGGGTTCCAAAGGTGGTGATATTAATATTGCTCAAATGGTGGCTTGTGTTGGACAACAGAACGTTGATGGAAAGCGAATTCCATATAGTTTTGAAAATAGAACATTGCCACATTTTACTAAATACGATGATAGCCCAGAAGCAGGTGGTTTTGTAGCAAATTCATATATTGACGGATTAAATCCAACGGAACTATTCTTCCACGCAATGGGTGGTCGTGTAGGATTGATTGATACAGCCGTAAAAACTTCTACAACTGGATATATTCAGCGTCGTTTGGTAAAGGCATTGGAAGATTTAATGGCGAATTATGACGGTACAGTGCGTTCAAATAAAAATACAATTATACAGTTTCAATATGGTGATGACGGTTTTGACACGTCCAAGGTTGAATTACAGCAATTGCCCATTATTAATATGGCTACACAGGATATATATGCTTATTATAATACAGTAAAAACAACTAATTTAATTAATATTATGGATAAACAAACTGTTGCTAAACACAAAAAAACTATTAAAGTATATAATGAATGGGCTAAAAATATTACCACTTTTATGGTGGACCAGCAGAGGGAATTGGTACTTAAAGTTTTCAAACATATACATACAAATACGGTTCATATGGCAGTTAATTTTGAGGCAATTATTAAAAATGTACGAGGACAAATGAATTTAAATAGCAATTCAATTTCAGATATTACTTTAATGGATTGTGCGTATTTAGTTGATGAATTATGGGCAAAGTTACAATCAAGTGCTTATATAAAATATACCACGATGTTTAAAGTATTTTACTATTATTATTTATGTCCAAAAGAATTAATTTATATTCATCGTTTTAATAAGGAATCCATTAAATTATTGTTGGTACAGATAGAAACGTCAATTGTCAAGTCAATTATTAATCCGGGTGAAATGATTGGTATTATTGCTGCGCAAAGTATTGGAGAACCAACAACTCAATTAACATTGAATACCTTTCATCATGCAGGAGTATCTTCCAAATCAGGAGTTACACGTGGTGTTCCCCGTATTGAAGAAATATTGAAATTATCATCTGAAATTAAAAACCCTTCATTAACAGTATTTTTGCCGCAATCCCAAGAATTGTCAAAGAATAATGCTTTAAATGCGGGAGCAATGATAACATATACAACATTGAGGGAAATTGTTGAAAAGTCGGAGATTTGGTTTGACCCAGAATTAAATAATAAATCATATGAAACAGATGATAATTTGTTGTTGAAGCAATATGCTGAATTTGAAAATATGATACAAGATAGTAGTAATATTTTTGAAAAATCTAAAACATCTCCTTGGGTAATTCGTTTTAAAATGGATACTGAGAAAATGTTTCAACATAACATTACTATGGAAGATGTTAATTATGCTTTGCATAAATCCACAAAATCCTATATTCATTCAAGTGTATTTTCAGACCATAATGATGATAATTTAGTATTTAGATTACAATTATTGGATACTGTACAAAATAAGAAAAAACCTAACAACACTGAAAATACGTATGAAACAATTACTGACCAACAAGACCAAATTAGTTTGCTTAAAAAGGCACAAACAACAATATTAAAGAATACAATTTTAAAGGGAGTGAAGAATATTAATTCTGTAAATATCCGCAAAATTAAAAACTACATGACTGAATCTGAGGGTGCTTATTTAAAGAATGATATTTGGGTGGTTGATACAAATGGTTCTAATTTATTACAAGTGTTGGGACAGGAATATATTGATTCTACAAGAACATTTAGTAATGATATTAATGAAATGTATGAAGTATTGGGTATTGAAGCAGCAAGACAAACCATTATGAATGAATTAGTTGATGTGATTGAAGGAGATGGTGGTCCATATATTAATTATCATCATTTGGCAGTATTATGTGATAGAATGTGTTATAATTATAAAATGGTGTCTATATTTAGAGGAGGAATAAATAATGATAATATTGGACCGATTGCCAAGGCGACATTTGAAGAAATTCCGCAAATGTTTTTAAATGCGGGACTACATGGTCAATTGGATCATATGAAGGGTGTATCCGCAAATATTATGTGTGGTCAGGAGGGTTATTATGGAACGAGTAGTTTCCAGTCGTTTTTGGATATGGATGTAATTGAGTCGTCAGAATATCAAAACATAATTAAAAATGATAATGCTATATCTGAACAAATTGAGGAAACTAAAACACAAGAAAATATGATACAATCATTTTTAGGAAATATGGGTGAGCAAAATCCAAATAATAAATGTTCATCAAATCAATTACTTATTAAAAACAATGTATCTCAAATGAAAGCAGATACGGTATATGTACATGAATCTGATTCAGATGATGATGATTGGAACCTATAAAAATTTGTAAATAAATGTAAATAAATGTAAAAAAATGTAAATTTATTTTATTTTTTATTTTTTATTTTTTATTAAATATGTTGTGAAAAATAGTTATGTAAATGTTAATAATTATTTACATAATTATGTTTAATTATGGTAGGGTATTATAAACCCTTGTATATAAGTATTATAAATTGTTTTTTAATTAATTAAAATCATCAAAATCTTCAAAATCGCCAATATTTATTAGTTTAACAATTCGGTCAGGATGTAATGATTTTGCAATCAATTCTTCAAATACATATTCGTGAAAATATTCTCTTTGTTTATTTTTTATTTCTTCCATTTCACGATTATCTCCAAAAATTAAACTTAATCCACCAAATCCCCAAAATAATGGCACCTTTTTCATACGATTAATATCTTTTATTTTTAACTTTATGTTTTTATTAGAACTAATCCCATTTATTCCCCAATATATCTTTTTACCGTGACTATACAACCAATCAACAATTTCAATAGTTAAAGAACTATTTTTACATATTTCTAAGCAATTCCATTTTTTATCTGGAAACTGTACAAGCATATCAACTGTTAATGATGGGTTTGAGCTTATACCACCTTTTCCCCAATTCCAAGACTTGTTAGGAAATTGTTTAAGCATATCAATAGTTAATGACGGATTTGAACTAAGTCCTTGATTTCCCCACCAAAATGGTCGGTATGAATGTAATACAATCATTTCCAATGTAATGCACGGGTTTGAACTTATACCTTGTTTTCCCCAACAAAGTCGCTTACACCACAAGTGACTGAGTAATTCACAAGTTAAACTTTTATTTGAACTAATACCACCTTTACCCCATACCCATTTATTTAAATATGCTTTTAAAATATCATCAGATAATGTTATTTTTTTACTTAATTCATTCCAAGCACATGTATGCATTCTTGGTATATTATCATTAAATAGTAAATTATTTATAGATTCCAATACAAATTTGCTATTATTATAACTGTATTTTTTACTATTATTTATAATCATTTTCAATTCCATTCTACGTTTTAAATATTTTACTTCTCTAAATTTATCAGCATATTCATCTAATATTTCCATTGTTATATTGGGATTGTGATTAATTCCTGTAAATATTGAACCATCTCCATAATTGTACACCCATTTCCAAGGTTTATTTGGATAAGTCCTTAACCATTCAATTGTTAAATTTGGATTAGAACTTAGTGCATCCCAATTCCAAGGTTTATTAGGATATTCTTTCAACCATTCAATAGATATGTTTTTATTTTTACTGAGTTCGTTCCAATTCCAAGGTTTATTATGAAATTCTCTAAGTATATTTAAATTTACATTTTTATTACGACTAATTAAATTCCAATTCCATGCTTTGTCTGGAAAAGATAATATCCATTCTATACATAAATTAGGGTGCATACTAATTGAATGATTCCAGTCCCACTCTTTATTAGGAAATTCCAGCAACACATCCAATGTTAAATTTTCATTTGAACTTGCACCATAATATCCCCAAGAAATTGCCTGCGATTTATTGTTTTCCCTAAGTAATTGACTCAACATATTGCTAATGTACGATTGTTTAATGATTTAAAAGATAAATTAAGCATTCTATTTCATTTTTTTAATGATATTTTTTAATATTTTATATATACTTGGTCGTTAAATCAAGTATTACACCTTTAAACATTAAAAAAACCGACTTTTGCGTTTTAAAAAATACAAAAATGTAAAATCAACATTGATGAGTTTTTTATTGAATAACAAAAAAATGAATTAAAATTGTAAAAAAGAGTTTGTTAATTATTTTAATCTGGTGTTTTTTAGGGTTTTGTGTTTTTTTTATTTTTTTAGTTTTTTAGTTTTTTAGTTTTTTAGTTTAATGGAATAAATATTATGTTATTATATTATTAATAAATTATTTACAACAAGTTACATCAAATTTAGCCACATATTATTATCGCGAATACAAGTGCATTTTAATAATTTATGTGGATGTACCCGATATCCTAAACTATTTATCCAATGGTTATAATTTCCGCATTTTTTACAAGTCACACATAATGTAGATGTCATTTCTTCTTTTGGTACATAAAAATGCCAAAAAGCATCAGTATCTTCATCAAATCCACCATAAGGAATATTAGATATATATATTGAGGTTTTTAACATATTTATAAGCAATTTTTTATGTTTTCTTTGAATTGTTGTTTGTTTATCATAAAAGCAAAATGTTTTTATGATTGATAATAATTCGTCCGGAAGCTTACCTTTTTTAGTAATACACTGATTAATAATGGCAATTTTACTCATATTTAATAATTAATGTATTTGTTTTTATAAATGGTGTGTTTGTATAATGAATATTAAAAAAAATGATATTTTAGATGTCATTTTTTTAATAATTGGGAAAATTATGATAATAAATAAAACACCATATTGAAATAAAAAAATAGAATGTATATATATAATATATATTTTTAGATAAAAAATGAATACAACTACTACAGTAATTATTGTATTATCAAGTATTATTTTTCTTGGATTGTTGATATTTTTTTTACCAATAAGAAAAATAATAGATGGTGTGTTAGATTTTATTGAATATATATTTAATTATTTATTTGGCGGTTTAGGTGGTTCAGTTTCCATTTTAAATATGATATTAATTATAATTGTAATTTGTGTAATTACATTAGCAATTGTATTAGGATTTTGGTATGGGTATAATCCATCTTCAGATACGCCAAATAAAACATATAACGCAAAAACAGTTAGAGTGTTGCCTAAAACAATATCACCAACAACAATAGTTCCTTATAATTTTACATATTCCATTTGGATGAAAATAGAAAATTTAACATATCGTTTTGGACAGCCTAAAATAATATTTGCGAATTCAAATGATGTAATCTATGACAATTATTATCCTAAAACAGTGGATGAAATAGCACAACCAATTGTACTTTTAGACCCTACTAAATCAGAAATACAAGTAATTTGCAAATGTTTCAAGGGTTCCAAAATTGATTATACAATTGCTGATAATGCTATAATGAACACTTGTGTAGTAAAAAATATACCAACAACCTTATGGACAAATGTAATTGTGTCGGTAACTGATAAAATATTGGATGTATATATTGACGGTGTTTTAAAACAAACTTGTGTATTGCCTGGCGTAGTATATACATCAGAGCCATCAAATATATATATTACACCAAATGGTGGATTTGCTGGTGAAACTGCTGGATTTCAATATTTAAATTATGGTGCAAATCAATCCAAGGTAAATGAGATTTTTTCTCAGGGTAAGTAATAAGAATTATTTTAATAATAATGTATTTGAAGAATTGATTATGAAAGCAATACATCCTTCAAGAATGTCTCAATTTATGGATTGTGAATATTATTAATTCTATTTTTAAATAATTTTTAAATA